TCAATGTACCAATAAAAGTAGCCTGTCAAGGTACTAGCACAGGATGGCAAGAACTTATTGGCAGAGCGATAGGCGGTACAACAGGCACAGGAGTAAGTCCACCTGTTCCACACGCATTAACAAATACTGTAGACAGTATGGCATTACTTGTTAGAGATAATTCTAACAATGAATTTACGGCAGTTTCTGGGGTAGTACCAAATGAAGTTACTCTAGAAGCAGATTACACTACTGGCGGTTACATTACAGTAGATGCATTATGCACTGGTTTCTTTACAGAAGACGGTGATGGCGATGCAAATCTAACAGAATCTGATGAATTTATTAATGTAAATTATTCATCTTCTACTTTCCCATCTGCACCAAGTGCCGACCCTTTGCTACCTACTGACTTAACAGTTTCAGCAGGCTTAGCTGCGGCTACCAATAAGTTAGTCATAGACGGACCTGCTGCAAGTTATATTGAAGTAGGCGAAAAGTTTATGAGAGTATTTTCAGCAGAGGACACTTTATCAGATGCACATACGGATGGAATTATTGAATTAGCTTCAGCAACAAATACTCAAAATACTACAGAAGGTGTAAAAGATTTAATTCATGCTGCAACAGGATTTACCTGTACTCGTGGCGGTAGTTCAGTAAGTTCTGTTAATTTGCTAAAAGGTATTTACAATGTTGAAAATGCTTCATCTGAAATTTTTGCAGTAGATAATATGTCTACTTCTTTTAATAATCTTAAAACAGTTAAGCTAATGATTAAGAATAACAACGTTCCTATTTCTGGAACTAGTACTAGAAACTCAGTTACTAAATTTTTAGCACATAACAAAATTAGCAGAGGATTAGCAGACGTTACATTAGAAATATCAATGACTGCTGAAGACGAAACATTTTATGACAAATATGTATCTGGAGCAACTATTCCTTTAATCAGGTTAGACTTCGGTGCAACTTACGGTTCAATCGCTTTGACTAACGGAACAATCACGGCATTCTCTAGGCCAATGTCTGGAGCAGGTGAGATAGTAGATACAATGACAATCAAGTTCCGAGGAGCAGGCGATTACAAGAACTTCAGTGCATTTGCAATATCGGCAGATTGGACACTTAA